TTATAGCTGTAGCACTTCCAATTACTAAACCATCTAAAGTTACATTACCATCAAAGTAAGCATCTTTAAATTGTAAAGTTGAAGTACCTAAATTAATATCATTAGTAGTAGTAGGTACAATTACACCATCTTGTAATCTAATTTGTTCTACTGAACTTCCACTAACATTAACATTAAATTCTAAATGATTATTAGAAGAATCTATAATAATTTTATTTAAAGGAGTACCTACACCTGAATCACCAAGTATACTAATAACTGGACCATTAGCTGCAGTACCATCATGTTTATGACCTGCTGTATTTCCTGAACCATTATTGAATGCTGATACAAGAGCATTAAATTCATTATTTAAATCTGCTGCATCAATTGTTAAAGTATCTTGAATTTCTGCTGCACTCTGTCTTACATAACCTGCCATATTATCTTCTTCCCCCTGCTATAAAAGATACAAATAAACCATTGACTGCATATGCAGCATTTGTATCATTACTAAAAAATCTAAAGTTATTTGAAAAACCACTTCCTGTTACAATCATTCTTTTACTTGGTAATGTTACTGCACCATAAGTAGCTGTTCCATAAACTGCATTTCCAAAATTTGAAGTAGAAGCTAAAGAACCTACATTAACTGAACCTGGTTGAGGTACATCTGTAGATTCAAAATCATATCTAATTCTCATCTTTAAATCTGGTTGAGTTCCTTCTGGTTTAATATTTGCTTTAACTGCGTAAAGACTTTTTCTTAAACCATTATCACCATAATCCATATCTGGTGTTTGAAACCTAGCATTAATATTTGCTCCATCAAAATTGTTACCTTTATCTATTTCATAAATGTAACCATTCTCATTTGCACCAAACTTAACTTCTTGGTTCTGAGGATTTAACTCTGAAGCACAGAATTTTAAATCCATTCCTTTTGCTTCACTCCACTCAAAAGCAGGAACTCCATTTGCATCAAATTTAAAAGTTCCTATAATTCCTAATTGTCCAGATTGTCCTTGACCACTTTTATGATAGAATAATCTGTACTGACTTCTTTCTCTAATAACCATACTAGAGATAGTAAACTGTTGAATATTTGCTAATAGATTATTTATTAAAGGTAAAATTTTTCTACTAATAGAACCAATTTCAACATCATCAATTCTAGCTGTACCAGCAACTGTTCTTAATCCATCAGGTGCTAAGAATATTAAATCTCCACCTATCTCCTGAATTGAGTTACCATTTACACAACCTATATTTTTGGTTATAGATTTAATTATAGGGGTAGAATCAAGACTTGTCAACTCAAATATACTATTTTTACAGAATATAATTAAGCTATTTCTAAAAACTTTAATACCTACAATAATATCTCCAACATCTATTTCACCTGCTGATGAACCTTCAAAGTCATATGGCTTTAATCTAGCACTATAAGCTACTGTACTTGTTGAAGTTGTTTGTCCTGCTACTACTAATCTTTCTGAAAATATTTCACATATCTTAGGATTAGAAGGAGCTGGAGATGCTAATTCTTCAAAGTAATAATTATTAACACCACCTTCAATTCTTACTTGAAACTCTGCAATTTTATTTGTGCCATCAACAATATATAAACTACCATAAGCACCATCTGATTCAAATGTAGCAAATTGATTATTAGTTTGATTGTTTCTTGTTATAGTAGTTGCACCAGCTAAAGCAGAACCTATAACTCCACTTCTTTTTACAACTTGACTTGAAGCTGTTGCTTGTACATTACTATCTAATGTTAATACTGTATCACTTGTAATTGATAATACTCTATAATTAATAGAGTTAATTTGAATTCTATCGTTAACAGCAAACTCAGTTGTAAATGATGTATTAGTTCCTGTAACTGTTGCTGAACCAGCACTAACTGCTACTGTTCCTGTTTTAGCTACATAAGTATCTTTATTAATTTGAAGCCAAGTAATACCATCATCTGACCAAAAGATTCCTGAACCTTGACAAGCTACTACTCCACCTGCATAAGGTGTTAGTCCTGTAATAACATCTGTAAGAGTTCCTGAAGGAGCTGTTGAATTTGAACCACCCCATTTAGTATAACCATTAATTCTTCTATAACCACCTGTTGTAGATGATTCAAAATTTTCTAATATAGTTGCAGCACCTGGAGTTCTAAATAATGCATGAGAACTTGATACTAAATCTAATCCTCCTGCAACTGTAATAGAAGCTCCTTGTGTTGGCATAATTTTTTATCCTATGGTAGTAAGTAAGTAAACCTTACATCTGACATATATTGTGGCTGTGGTGAATTTAAATTATCAGCCATATTTTGTAATCCTTTTTTATATTCATCTAAAGCTAATTGTGATTGTGCAATGTTATCTTTAAATTGATATAAATAATATCTAGCTCTTGCTAGTAAAACTGGTTTGTATTGTTCTGGGAATAAAACTGTATCTGTATCTGCTGATAAAGCACTAGGTCTATTATAAGCAAAGAAATGAATATTATAAACTTTATCTGGTATAGGAGATAATCCAAATCTTCTACCATCTGAACTTCTTATAACTCTTAATGGTGTTGCATAATTATTTGTTCTAGCTGCAGCTTCTTCAGCTTTTGCATAATTACTTCTCCATTCTGTTAGAGTTGTAAAAGGTAATTTATTAATTGTAAATGGAGCATTTGTATCTACTAAAGTAAACATATCCCAATTTACTGAATCAAAATCTGCATCAATATTAGCTGACCCAGCTTTTAATAAATAAAATCTTTGACCTACAACTGTTGGTACTATTGTATTTCCATAGTAAGGGTCATCAGGTACATCTGAACTTAACCATGACCAATCATCAACAGCATCAACAATATCAAAGTAAGCTCTATTAACTACATTAGCTACTTGTTTTTGTATTCCAACTGCTGAACCTACTGTTGTAACTTCTGGTTCATTTAATTCTACTAATAATTCATTTACGAATGTTTTATAATCTTTTGCCATTTAACAGTTCCATGCCCTTAATGATTTGTTAATTCTTGAGTTAGGGTCTCTAGCAGTTTTCTTGGAAGTCAATTTCTTTTTCATTCCTTTCATTCTTGCACAAAAGCTTTTTCTTCTTTTGTTTCCCTTAACTTTACTAGGTGCTTTAAGATTTCTTTTCTTACCTGTTTTAGTTCTACCTTTATTGTAAGATGCTCTACCTTTAGCATTTAAACCACCTTTAGGGTTTTTGCCTTCTTTCCTTGTCCATGCAGGAGATGACATTAATCCCATAAAATTCCTTATAATATTATTGCAATAACTAAAACAACAACAGCTACTGCTATTGCTTTTTTATGTTCTGCCACAAAATGTGGTATATGTTCTTTTATATTCATTTTAATATTCCTTTATATTTAATAGATGAAAGGGGGATTGCTCCCCCTAACATTTGATTATTGATTAGTCTATTTTGATAATACCAGCACCAACTGATAATTTCTCAAGAACTTTTCTTCCATATACATGAAGACCTCTTACTTGGTCAGCAAATGTAGTTGGACTTCTGAAAGATTCAACTGTGTTCATCGCATTCGCACAAGAAGTACTTCTCATGTGACCGAACTGAACTACTGCTTCAGTAGGTCCAGAACCACCACCAACTTGTTGTGTTTTCAAGTTGTTTGATTTGTACATAGCGAAACCTCTAATTAAACCAGATGCAACAAGTCCATTTCTTAATGAACCTTTACCTGCATTAAAGTCAATTGATAGAAGTTTAGATGAAGTATCTGCTAGTTCATTGTAGAACTTAGGAGCTGCTACGAACCATCTATTTTCTTCAGGGTTAGCTTTCTCATCCATAACTTGTGAGCATGAACTCATAAAGTTAAGAGGGTCAACTTCACCACTTGCGTGTCCTATATCAATAGGAGTTGCTACTGAACCAAAGATAGCTTGAGCTGCTGCTACACCACCTGATGCTTTAATAGGAGTAAGAGAGTCTGCTTGTGAACCTGAACCGATAGCTTCATCATACATATGTTCTAATACTTCTGCATCCATTGTATCTTTTAGTTTGTAAGCTGCATTGTTTGAAGCAATATCAGCGAAGTTAATGTGACTAAATCTTTTCTCTAAAGAATCGATTGCAAAACTAAAGTAGTTAGCTTTGTCAATAGTCAACACTAATTCATGGTCAGTAATAGCAGTATTAGAAGTAGCTAAACCTCTAGTGTAAGCTGCCACAGACATTTGTGGTTCTTTCACGATATTTACTGTATCACCGAATGATTTGATTTCGCCCATGTAGTCTGTGTTACAAACTGCTTCGACTGTAGATGCTCTTCTTAAAGCAATCCATACTTTTTTACTATATATTTCTGGAACAAAAAACGAATTTGCCTGTGTTCCTGAAGGGTTCTGTCCACCAAAGTTAGTAGTAGAACCTCCTGCAAAGTGTGCCATAATTATTTCCTTATTTGTTTACTTGTTGATAAAAATGAAAATAAAGTTAATCTTTTATAACTCTACCTTCTGCTTGAGCTGTCAAAATATCTTTCTCATATCTTTCAAACTCATCGACAGACATCTTTTGAATATCTGAAGTTTTGAAAACTGGCTTCTGTCCAGTAGGTTGTCCAACTTGTTCTCTAGTTTTAACTAGCAAATCAGCACCTTCTTTTGGTTGCCTATTCTCAGTAGTAGTTTTTTTATCTAATCCAAGTCCTCGGTCTTTCTTGTACAGGTCGACTGCTCTTGCTGCAAGTTTACCATTGTTGTTGTTCTCATAAATCCAAGATTTAATTTCCATTGGCTGTTCATCTGCCCAGTTATGAAAGTCATCCGATTCTTTAATATCATTAAAGTCTGGATGGTATTTCGATAACTCTAATTGAGCTTCACGAGCTGCCAAAGAATCATTCTTTTTCTTAAGAGCTTCAACTTCCTCTTGTAAGCTTGTCATCTCATTACGAGATTGCAAGTGAGATACAGTTTCCACAACTCCATATATGTCAGGATATTCTTCTTTGAAGACTTTTAATTCTTCTTCAGATTTTGGTGGAGTATACTTTGGTCGGTTTGCTTTAAGCTGTGCTTTAAGGTCTCCTTCTTTAGCATTCCAATCACCTAATTTCCTATCATAATACTTCTTTAGGTCATCGTATCTTTTTTTGTAGTCAACTTTTGTATAAGCTTTAGTCTCAGCAGTATTAAGTGCTGATTCTTGTAAAGACTTATCCGAAGTAGCCGAATCTATTTGTTTGTTAGTATCAGGGTTGATATTACTATCAGTAGCATCTCTAACTAAACCTCTAGGGTCGGTGTTGGCATCTGCTGGTCCACTATCTGCAGAAATAAAATTCGTAGGCATAATATCTTCTGTATGCCATGACTTATTTCTGTTATAAGGATTCGCTTCGACTTCCTTAGTTTTTCCTTCGTCTTCTTTCATGTGTCCTCCTTTAGGGCTTCTTTAACTGTGAAGGTAGCTAAATTTTGGTTATTGATTGAAAACAAAGCTACAAGGGCTTATATAAATATAAGGTAGCTTGTTTATCTTTAGAGTACCACTCTAAAAATTCTGTTATGCCAATAAAGAATCATCTGCTGACATTGCAGCATTTTCTTCTTGACTTACTTGTCCAGCATCATAACTTTCTTCTGCTTGTTTCATCATTTTTCTTAATTTGTCTACACCAATATTCTTAACTGCTTTGGCTGTAAATACAAATTCTCCATCTGATAAAAGTGCTGGAATTGAATCTGAAGTTCCATCTCCTGGTCCTTCTACTAATTCATCTTCTGTAAATTCTGTTGCAACTATCTTTGGAATAATTGCTTCTAATTCTGGATGCATTTCTACTGCTTCATCTAATAAATTTTCTTCTTCTTCTGATAACATTGAAGTATCTAATACTGAATCATAATCCATATCATCTTCCATATCATCTTCAGCAGTCATTTCCATATCAGTTTCTGCTATTGCATTTTCTTCTTCCATACCCATAGGTGCTAATAAAGATTCATCTTCTACCATATCACCTTCAGCATATGCTTGATATTCTTTTCTTTCTTCTCTTCTTCCAACTGCACCACCAATATTTAAAGCTAATGGTGTTTCTTCTGCTATTTGATTTCCATCCATATAGCCACCAGTTGCTGCTTTAACTTTACTTTTCATAGATTCTAATTTTTCAATTTGATTATCTATATTTTTATGTTCACTTGGTTCAGTAACTTCTTTTT